CACAATGCGAACACTTAATAAAATAATGAATAAAATAATATTTACTGCCATGTTTATAGCAGCAGTCATCACTTGGATGTGGATGATTTTTGCCTGGTTAATAGCAATAATTGGAGGATAAAAACATGACAGAAGAAGAAAAAGAAAAAGCAAAAAGTTACTCCACATCATTCCGATTAAATGAGATTGCAAATGCAAGATTAATGACCTTTTGCGAGCTTACCGGAATGAACAAATCTGAGGTCGTAAAAGCAGCAATTTCTCAGTTCATTGCACCTACTTTGCAAAATGCCAATGTAATACCCCCGTCTTACAATCCTCGCGTACACGCGTGTGTAGATAATATAAATATATCTAAAGATATATTGTGTTGTAATACAACACCCTCTAAAAAGGAAACTCAAAAAGAGGAAACTCATGCATGGTTTCAAGCATTCTGGGAGGTGTGTAAAAACCAGCAATTTGCAAGACGTGTTGTCAAAACTATCAGACAGAATTGGGATGCACTTGCAGAACTTGATCCAAAATTAGTTGCAGATAAATACAATCAACATTTTCACGAGAAAGGAAATTATGCAAAACATCCAAACTCATGGTTGAATGATGGAGGCTATGATAATGTCGTAGATAATTCTGTATCAACTCATGGATTAAATTTTGATGTTACCATGAAACACCCCGATGATTGATTACGAGTTAGCAGAGCAAGCAGTTCTCTCTTCCATGCTTCATGATGAGAGTGGAGTAGCAACTGCACAAGCTGGAGAAGCGTTAACCAAAGATGACTTCTCTAGCATGGATCGTGGAACGATATTTGAATCGTGCTTGCGACTCAGTCCATGCAACGAGATTGATTTAATCATTGAACATGCAGACCTCAAAGATGAGATATTGTTTTTATCAGAGAAGTATGGTGGTGGAAGTATTGAAAGATATATTGAGAAATTAATTAACCATCGTAATACAAGATGCGTGGAGCGTGCTTTGTACCAAGCGAATGATGATTTAAAAGATAGCAAACCTGCAGAAGAAATAAGTCAGACATTTGTTAACACCATTGCAAAGTCACTCAGTCAAAGAAAGGGCGTGGTAAGTTGTGGAGCAGCAAGTAAAGAAGCATTTGCAGAATTTCTTCAAGTGGATGCAGGAGGCACACAAGCAATTAGTACAGGCTTGCCCAAACTTGATGCTATTCTTGGAGGTGGATTCAAGAAAGGTAGTTTGTATGTGCTTGCTGCACGCCCTGGAGTAGGAAAGAGTGCACTTGCAATACAAATGACCTATGAGACTGCAAAGCGTGGCCTGCGTGCAAGCTATGCAAGCTTGGAAATGTCATCTTCAGAATGTTGTGGTAGATTACTTTCCAATGCTAGTGGAGTACGAAAACCAACAAGCAAAGGATTCTTGCAACCCGGACATAAGCAAAAACTAGAGAAGCAAGTGCAAGCCATGCAATCATGGCCAATTACATTCAAGGATGATAACCAAGCCACCATGCAGTCAATCTCTGCATTTATTGCCAAGCAAAGACTTGAAGGAGAGCTTGGTTTGGTAGTCATTGATTACTTGCAGTTACTCTCTTCACCTGGGCATGACTCACGAGTGCAAGAGGTGAGCCACATTTCTCGTTCATTGAAAGCAATTGCAATGGAGTACGAAGTTCCTGTGCTTGCCCTTTCTCAACTTAACAGAGCGCTAGAAAGTGCTAACCGCAATCCCATGCTCTCTGACTTGCGTGAGTCTGGAAGTATAGAGCAAGATGCAGATTGCGTACTTCTCATGCATCGAGAGAAAGAAGTAGATCCAACTAAGGATAATATCATTTGTAATGTGGCAAAGAACAGGAATGGAGAGGTGCGTGCAACTAAGCTAACCTTTACCAAACCAACCGGGCGTTTCTCTTCACTAGAACCTGAGCCTACTTTACATCAAAAGAATCCATTTTAGGATTAGATTAAACTACAAACAACTACATTGCGTGCCCGTAGGGGTATCTAATCGTGCGTTTCGTGATTGATACAGAAAAGTACGAGTATGAGAAACAAAACGCTTTTTACGCCCCTTCTTGGCGATTTAAGGAGTATTCAATTTCTTCATCATTTGGTAAGCCAGCAGTTTCTCGCCATACTTTACGCTGCATCTCCTGTAATTCCTGCAAAGTTACTTCTCTGCCTGTTTCCTTGAGAAGAGCTTGCAACTGTTCAAGACTATCTTTGTCTGAGTTGTCCCATGGGAATGCACTCATGCTGTTTCTTTCTCTTTTTCTAATGGCAAGTTATTTGCATCTACAAATTGTTGAATAAATGATCTTACTCGCTTCATTGATTCATCACTCATTGATTTGTATTCGTAGGTATTGGCATCAAGTACAAGGCCGGAGTTTTTATGCCAATACTCATCCATCAAGGTATCAATGAAATAACTATATCCAAAGTTTGGATTTGGTACATCATTCCAGCGAAAAACAATTTGCCACTGATTTACCCCTTTCTCGTTCCATTCCTCCATTTTAGGGTCATGCTTTGCTTTCTTGATAAATATATCTAAGGCTGCACCTTGCTCTGTAGACTCATTCAAAACTCTATCTAGTAGTTTCATGCTTCACCTTTCTTGTTTCTCTTAGCCCACCATGCAAGCACTTTCGTGCCAAACTTGAGCGCCAGGAATAGCGTCATTCCCAAGGCGAGCTTTGGGAGTAGTGAGTTGTCTTGTTTGCTCATGGTGTTTCTCCCCATAGCTTAATTGCAAGATCCAGGTTTTTCTTAATGTTGTTTACCTCTTTCTTTGCATAGGTCAAAGAATAGGAGTGCAGTCTTTTTTCTGGAAACTTTTTAAGTTCTTCATGTTCCTGCTTTGCGTCTTCAAGTTTGGATCTAAAAAACTCAATACTTTCCGGCATAGATAAATTTATGTCCTTTTGTTTCTTGTCCCAATATTTTGCGCGCTGTTCATAATTTTCTGCCTTTGTGTTTTCTTCAATACTTTTGCTCATTGCATTGTGCGAGCGTGCAAGTGCTGCCCGGTGTGCTTTCTCGCTATGATGACCTACTAAAATAGGTTGACCCAATGCTATGCCCGTGCGTTCCTCACTCATGCTTGACTTGTCGTAAAAATCAAAACTTTTACTTGCTGCCCGTGTGGAATAGTCTCTTAATCTTTCTGACTTATTTCTCGCTCTTTCCTGGTGGTTAAACCCGTCAACTCTAGTAATGCTATAAAGAAAGTTTCCTTTCCTTGTTTGACCAAGAAAATTGTGAATTTCGTGTTCGTTCTCTTTTCCGTATTTTGTTTCTAATGTTATGATTTCACCTTTTGCATGTTCTTCATTGCATTCAGCAACGTAGACATTTGCACAATATTTTTTGTATTTATTCATTTATATAATCTTTCTGTTTGTTTGTATTGATTTAACCAAGCTTGCGCGTTTCTCATTGTGTCAAACTTACCTTTGATAATTGACCAGGTTGAACCGTTAATATGATTTGCAACGCACCAACCCCCTAATGGATCTTGTAAGACTTTCATCCTTCAACCCTCCCTTGTTCAATGTCGCAAAGTGTAGAGTAGTAAGAAGAAAAGCCGGAAGGATTCTTATCCCATATTTCTTTTACTCGCTTTCTTTCCTGCTCGCTTTCTGGTTTGATATTCTTGCAACGCTCACCTGGCCAAACTTTGCAAAGCCAACGTAATTCTTTTGCTCGTTCTTTTGTTATGCTCATCTCCTTGTTTCTCAATGGTAAGAACTGCAATATTTTGGCTTTCCGTCCCATTTGTACAGGCCACCCCGTAAAGGTGAGCAAACATGACCGCCCGGCTGCACTGTCTTTCTAAACTCACCGCCTGTAAATTCATATCTACGGGGTTGAGTATATCCAGAAGAACAATTTCCGGCATCGCTTGAATTTTCTGCAATCTTACGCAGCCAAATAGATTTTCCTTTTACCTTGGTTACTTGATACCAGTCGATATTTGTTTGATCGTATCCCCAAGAATCATAAAGAACATCACCTTCCATGAAATGCTCGCTTGCGTCCGGGCTCTTTCTTGATTTGCTTACAGTATCTTTTCGCAAGAAATCAATCCTATCTTGCACGAATTTTATTCTCTTTTCTACACTTGCAAATCGATAGTGAAACCAAGGTTTTAGAGAAGATCCTTTAAAACCGAGCGCCACAATTCTATTGCTAAAAATGTGAGTTAATACGATTAAACCGCAATCTTCTATTTTGTTATACTCCCAGCCTTCATCAATAAGTTTGCTAATTCTCTCGTCTCTCATTTGTAAACGGCCTTGTTTTGTTTTTGGTGTCATAATTATATCCTTGTTTGTAATTGTAATTGTAATTGCTTTGCTTGTTTCTCCCTACATGCTACTTGCTTGCATGCCCTCGTTTCACGAGGCCGTGCCACATGCCCAGCACGCTCCCCTTGCTCTCTTTGTTTCCTCGCTTTCTCGCCAATCTCAATCAATTCTTGCAGAGCGATTGGAAAGAGTTTTGTTGCGTGTTTCATAGCTCCCCTTTCTCGTTGATAATATCTTGCAGCATCAAATAAGCTGGAAAGGTCCAGGGTAAAATTAAAAGTAGTATATCGTAAGTCATGGTATTTGTTTGTAGTATTTTGGATTAGTGATCTTTGCTTGCTTCTATCCTGCTAACCTTCATCACGTGCGCTGGTATCTCTTCACTTGTAAGGTCAAGAGCAGCAAGCGCGTCCCTTGTGTTGCCTGTTATGCAATACTCATGATTACAAAGTTCATATGTAAGCGCGTCCTGTAAAAAAGTTTCATCCTTTAGCGCTTCTTTCATTTCCTTATTACTTGCTTCAAGTAACGTATCCAGTGCGGCTTCTTTTGACTTGAGAATAAACATGCCAGCGTTGCACTGTATAATTTCTGATTTGCTTGCACCAAGCTTTGCAAGGCCGTCTTCAAGTTGCTTGTTAGTGAAAGCAAATATAATGCCTTCAAAGTTATTGAATGCGGCTTGCTGGGTGTCTTTAAGTTCTGAATATTTCATTGTAGTATTTTTTTAGTAGTTATAATGTGCGAGTAACTCGCTTGGATTGATACACAGAAACACATACCTGCACATAACGCAAGAAATAAAATACTATTTGTAGTCTTAAGAAGCTTGCTATGTAAAACACCTTGCAAGCTTGTGTACATGCACCATGTAGCGTGCCGCCCGTTACCGCTCCGCGGTAATTTGGCGCAACGCTATAAACTTTATTACAAAATAATTACAAGCAATCTTGCGACCTGGTTGCATGGAATCTTGCCGGACTTATGGCGTGGTAGCATGGAAATCTTATTGCATGGAACACATGCCAGTCTCAATAGTGTCTCAATAAAAAGCATCACTCGATGGTAACGTATTTTTGCATTACAGGTGTAAAGCAAATCATTGTTTGCGTGCAAGATTGGCAAGCTTGCAATCTCGTTTACCTGGACCACGCAATGCCAG